CATGCGTAATCAAAAGATTGCACACGTTGCTGCGGGGAGTCCTGCCCCCCGGCTGTCGAAAGACAAGCGGCCTCGTCGGTCACTGAGAAGTGGCCCAACAAGTGCTGACTTTCAGGTACTGCTACCTGAACTGGTTTGGGACCCAGTCCAGGTAACAAAGTTGAGCGCTAAGGGATGTTGGCAAAAAGCCAACGACGCACTCATTGATTCCTTCAGCCTCTTGGGGTACAACTTCAAGAGGATCCTGTCCAATGAACCTCCCTCTTCCTCCGTTCCGGAGGTGATGTCCGTGCTCAAGTCGTGGACTGCCTATTGGCTTCCACACTTTCTGCACGATGACACACCTCCGCAACGGTTCAATCCCTATAGCCTGATTTCCCCTTCCTTTCGGAAGTTTATTCGGAATCGGGTTACAGGGAGTGGGAAGTCCCGGAAGTTCCGGATCGGATCCTTGCTGTTGTACTCCAAGAGACTGTTTCCGTCTTTCACAAAGGAGATGGTTCGGGAAAAGGTGGTGGACTTTTCGAAGGCCATTGCCCGCGAGGAACCAAGCGTCCTGCCACGGAAACGGCGGATGTTCCTGGAAATACAGAGGTCGATAGATGAATTCTGTCCACCTGGGGAGAAAATGGTGGCGGATTATTCCGTTCCGTTTCCTCCCTCGGTTTCGGCCTGCTATGAGAATTCTAGATCCGAGGGTGGTCTTCAGGGATGGATGCGAGAAGAAGTTCTCGCAGGCTTCCTTGAAGACCCTCTCGTCATCAAGCTTCTCCAGCAGTTCCGTTTGACAGATGATGATCTATCGCCCGCTGGTCCCCTGGGAGACCTTTGGAAAAGGATGTTTGGTCACATGATAAGAGAGACAGTGGCGGAATTGGGTTTGCCCGAGCAGGAGTGGAGAAACATTCTTGTGGGGGCTACAGGATTGACAGAACCCTTGAAGGTCAGGATTGTCACAAAGGCGGAGTGGTTCTTACAGCTTCTTACCCCCATCCAAAAGGCATGGCATGGTAAGATGCGTAAGCACCCCGTCTATGAGCTGATCGGAGGAGCGGACGTGGAGTCCTCTCTCTCCGGTTTGCAGTTGCGTAAGGGGGAACGTGTTGTCAGTGGTGACTACTCGTCAGCCACGGATAACATATTCCTAACTTACACCAAGTATGCCGCAGAAGCGATGCTTGAGCGTACTGAGTTTCGGATCCCCCTCAGTGGAGGATACGTTCCTCATTACGCGGAAGCCCTTCTCCGGAAACTTGCTGTTCATTCCCTTACACACGCAACCCTCGACTTAAAGGATTCGGGTCTTGTTCCCATAACTCGTGGACAAATGATGGGTCACATCCTCTCATTCCCATTACTCTGCCTCATCAATAGGTCAGCCTCTTGTATGGCTGTCCCCCGCGAGACCTTCATGAAGGTGAACGGAGATGACATTTCTTTTCCTGCGACTCCTCGCGTATACAAGAACTGGAAAGCAGCGACTAGATGCGTAGGGCTGGAGTTCTCCCTTGGGAAGAACTACTACTCTCGCGATCTTGCCCTGATTAATTCCGTTTACTGTGTATACGATAAGAGTCTCAGAAGATGGAAAAGGCTGGATGTTCCAAACGTGGGGCTACTGAACATGCCCATAGATCGCCAGATTGATCCAGTGAGTGGTCGGCAGATTCTTCCCTGGGAGCATCTTGCACAGTTGTTTCGGGAGTTCTCCTCATTCTCTAATGAGAAGAACCATCGACTTTACTTGCAGATGTTCCGGAAGCACTACCCGATTCTCCGTGGATTCCCTGGTCCCATCTATGGTCCTGTTGAGTACGGGGCATTTGGTGCCACCGTGCCAGCTGGTCATAAGTTCACCAAGAATCAATTAATGTGGATGAATGCACATCGCCTGGGGATTTTCAACTTCAAAGAGGGGACTCGAAACTCCTACAGTAAAATCTGTAGTCGGTTCGAGTATTTAATCCTCTTTCGACAAGCTTTTAGATCTCCAGGGGATAGGCTCTCGTTCGGACCACTACCACTGGGTGGTAGTATTGGTCCTCCCAATCGTAGATTGGGACTATTAATTGATCCTTATGCGCGTGATGGTGGGTTAGGGAGTAAGGTAATGGCAATGCGTAGATGGTTTGAGGACCTGTCCTCCAACAAACATGTAAGGATATTCGGCGCGAGGAGATGGAATCAATTCAAACTGGCACACGCCAAGTCTGGAGGGATTCCACCCCTTCCCGCGAACTACCTACATAAGGTGTTGGAGAATTCTGTCTGGTCTTATCGACCAGCATGGTACCGGCATAGGGATATTGTCGGGGCTCGGTATGAGGATGATGCGTCTTACCTCCATGAGATCTTCCAGGCACCTGAAGAAGAAAATTGCGTAGAGACCACTAGGTGATCCCCCTGCAATGGTCCCCCCCGGGGCATGAAGTAAATCTCATGGTAAAGAAAAGTAAAAGGGTTCAGGTGATCGTTAAGAAGAAGAAGGGGAAGTCGAGAGGAGCGCGGATGAGTGGTCCTACTAAGGAACAGGCATATGCGCAGCTCCTGGTGGACCCGTGCAATGCTATCCCCCGGAGTTTCTACCCCGGAGAGATGGGCATTGTTAACAGGTTTATAAATGATTTTGTGATTAATGGTGTTGCGGCCCACACCTCCGGCATAATTGCCTTCGTTCCGGGTCTCAATACGGTTCTCACTGGTTCAAACGCAGCATCCAACGGCCTGATAACGCTAACTGCGAATACAGGTCCTGGTTCTGGTTTGATCAGTAGCTCCGCCAGAAAGTTCCGTGCGCTTGCGGGGTGCATTACCGCGCTTCCCTCCGCTGTTAGTTATACAAACATTACAGGGGAGATAGCTGTTGGTAATGTGTCCTCCGATCAGCTCGGAACTGCCACGGCTGTGACGGTGGACAGTGTATTCCAACTGTTGCCCAAACGTGCTGTACTTGCGAAGACGCAGTACGACGTGAAGTGGCAACCGGGAATACTTGACCACACGTATCAGACCATGACAACTGCTGGTCGTGCTACAACCAGTGAGGCTGGTGATCTTGGTATGGTTATACTGGCCTACCGAGGATTCCCGGCTGCGACCCCGATTTCCATTAGACTCACCTCCGTTCTCGAGTGGACTCCATTCGAGAGTGTAGGTATTCCGGCTTCCAATGTTTCAAATTCTCCAGTAGATCACCACCAGGTTGTGGCTGCTATGAGCAACTCACATCCCGGTTGGTGGCACAATCTGGGCAATGAATTGGAACACATTGGAACTGGAATTCTAAGGGATGTCGGTATGGCAGGCAGGTACCTGGCTCGCCAGGGAATCGCAAAGGGTGTTAGGGGTGTGGAGAGTTGGTTGTGGAAGAACACACCAAAGTATGTCGCCGGAACCGCAGGTACGGCCCTTCTGACTCTCTGAGTGTACCTAAACCTGGTTGTCTCGAATCCGTGATCTCCCGCAGCAAAATGCGCGGGCCGGTCATTCGGACACCACAAATGAGGCTGTAGAGCTTGAATACTATAGGGGGAGGTAACGAACCCGCCCAGGAGCCCAATCCTTGCTATCTTTCGCAAGACTCGGACACTGGCAACGGATCCTTCCATCCAGGGCTAGCTGACGGATGTGCAGTGAAGCTTTGTGGTGGGTAGAGGGGAGTTGCTCGCATGTGAGAGCATGTGTAAAAGATGAGTGTGAAAGACGTTGAAGGAATTCCTGGTTGGTCGGACCCTCGGGGGAGGGTCCGGGTGTGTTAACCAGACACACCGGTCCACTTACTACTATCCAGTAGGGTGGATTCCAGCGCCTCGCTAAGAGGAGCAAATTGAGA